CGTATGGTCAGGCAGTGGCAACTACACCAAAGGCCGACCCTGCGATGGGCAAGGGTAATATTAGAGGCGTGATAGGACCAGAAGGTGCTAACAATGCTCAAAAAGCAACCTCAATGATTCCAACAGTATTGTTTGGAATACCCGGAGCACCATTTGCGGCTATTATTATAGGATTGTTTGCATACTTGGATTTCGAACTAGGTACAGTAGATCTAGCAATGGACGATCGTTTCTTTGACAGTATGTTATACGGATTCATGCTCGCTACAGTGCTTGTAGGCGCCCTGTGCTTGCTTTTAACGCAGTATATAGCAAAGATTGCTCATATACCCTACAAATACTATTTCCCCCTGCTGTTGGGCTTTATAACGCTTGCATGTGTGCAATACACAGGCGGATGGGAAGATTATGCTATATTAGCCATAGCATCTGTAATTGGCTTATTAGCAAAAGAATATAAGTTTTCAAGACCAGCTCTGCTGTTTGGATTTATTCTAGCAGACCGTATTGAAGCCTTAAGCATACAGATGTTTACTCTGTATGATATTGATAGGTTGTTGACACGACCTATATTTTGGACATTGGTTGTTACCACTGTCGTAGTGTTGCTATGGGGGTTAACCAAACGCAACAAATTAGAATATGCGTAAAAAAGGAGAAAATTATGAAACGCTTATTAACATCATTAATTGTAGCACTAGGTATTGCTACGCCAGCACTTGCTGATTACACTTTTGTTGTGCCCCAAAAGCCTGGAGCAGGTACAACAGTTTGGACTGAGATTGTGGCTAAGGAATTAGAACCATTCTTAGGAGAAAAGATCAATCTAAAACTTATTCCAGGAGCAAGAGATATTCCCGGCTTTAATGAATTCCATAACAATTTACGTTTTGACGATAAAACAGTAATGGTGTCACATGGAGGCAACGGTGTATCATTTTTACAAGAAGACGTAGATTATGATTATCGTGACTATGAAAGTGTAGGACTTATGAATCTAAACATCATAGCAGGAAAAGCAAAAGGTGCGGATATGGATAAACCAAGTTTTGCCGCAGGTTCAGGTATGGTTCCAGAAGCATTTGCGTTTACACAATTAATTTGTGGACCGCAAAAAACTGTTAACGATTACATCGCATGTTTCCAAGATAATGTAACATGGGTAAAAGGCATGAGTGGTGCAGAAAGACGTCTAGCATTTAAGCGTGGCGAATTAAATGGCACTAGAGAAAATCCTGCCGCTTACAAGAAACACGTAGAATCAAACAGTAATGCAGAGGTTTGGTTCCATCATGGTATTCTACAAGCTGACGGAAGTCATGCAGATGATCCTAACTATCCAGGATTTCAATTTGAAGATCTATACAAAGCACGTTGGGGTGTAGCACCAAGCGGTGATATGTATGACGCATATAAACTTGTAAAAAGTTTTAGAGATGGTATGCAGAAAGCTCTTTGGGTAAATGCAGGTAATCCAAACAAACAAAAACTTGTAGATGCACTTACTGCAATGGCAAATGATCCCACAGCAGTTGCGAATATTCAAAAGAAGGTTGGCAAGTATGAGTGGAAAATTGGTGTAGATGGTGATGCACATCGAGACACACTTATGACATTTATTACAAGAGATGCATTACAAACTCTTGTTAAGTTTAATAGAGAAGCATTAGGACTTGCCAGTGTTGATAAAATTGAACTAGCAAACAAATAAAATATTAAGAGTGCGGTAATCACTATTATTATATTACCGCACTCTTACAAATAAATATCTAATGCAAGTTAATTTTGAAAACTATCTAAAAACACATTTTAGTAAAAAAGGCACTGCAAATTGGAAACAGCCGTCAACATATATCCTTAATATTTTAAATACTTTAGATATTACTTCTACAACTAGTATAATTGATGTAGGTTGTGGATATAACAATTACAAAAAATTTTACAAAAACTTAGTTGGCATTGACATTGTTGATAATGGAGCTGACATTGTTTCTTCAATACAAAATGCTAAAAATTTGGAAAATTGTTTTGAGATTGCACTTTGTTTAGGAGTATTACATGGAAGTTTTGAACACATAGAAAATGATATTATAAAGATACTCTCTTGGATAAAACCTAATGGTTACATTATATTTAGGGCTAGGAAGAATCCTAAACCATATGATTACAATTTAAAGCCTTATTATTTAAATTGTAATATTATAAAAGAATATACTAATAAATTTAATTTAACATTGTTAGACACCTATACAAAAGATACAACAACTAGTATAATTTGGGTTTGGAAAAAAAATGGATCTTAAAGCACATATAAAAAAACACTTTTATCAAAATAGAGATACAAAAAAAAACGGAGCTGATCCAAAAAAATTTAAGATCATACAAAAATATTTTCCAACAGGTCTAGAAAAACTTATAGATGTTGGTTGCGCTCACAATGGGTACAAAAAAAACTATCCTAATCTTTGGGGATTTGATTTTGTCTATTACAAAACAGCAGATGAAATAATATCAATAGAAGATGCAACTTTTGATGAAAAAAGTGTTGACGGTGTACTTGCGTTTGGAGCTTTACATGGTGAAAAAGAAGATATAGAATCAGAATTATTGAAAATTATATCATGGGTCAAGCCCGGCGGATATTTAATTCTAATGGGGCAAGAGAGGGTTATTGACTATAATTGCTTTGTGAAAACACCAGTTTCTTGGAATAAGAATACTATAAATAGATACACAAAAAAATATAATCTTGCTTTGGAACATATACAACTAATTGAAAATAAAAATAAGGACAGGAATATATGGGTTTGGAAAAAATTGTAAAACAATCAAAAGATCACTTGAAAGAAACTAATTGGACATATTGGTATCATTTAAAGCATAGTTTTACACAAAGTAACAGATTGTTAAAGGTTGCAATAAAATCCTACTTACATGGTATCTTTCCGTGGATGTATAAATCAGATGGACCTGTAACCATATATAAAATATACCGTGAAATATCTAAAATACATCACGTCCAAAAAATATTTAAAAATTTAGATAAAAAAGATTAGCTTACTGCAAACGCAGGAACTACATACTCTGTACCGCCTACATTAATTTTAAAGTAAGTTGAAGGTGTTGCTGGAACAGCTGCCGCCCCGCCTGCTGCACCTACTGTTGCTTGCACAGGAACGTTTAGCTTTATAGTACCAGTACCGCTTGCAGATAATTCTAAGTTTGCATTAGAGTCTACAGCTTTAATACTATTGCCTTCAATTCGAATTTGTTCAATATCTGCGTATCCATCAATCCTAGCAGAACCAAGCACTTGTAATTTTTCTGTACTATATGAGCTTCTTGCACCTACAACTAATTTACTGTCATACCATGCCATCGAATTGCTAGAAGGTGTAGATCCCTGACTAATACCATTTGCGTCTTGAGTGAATCTAATATAATTATTACCACCTTGTACAACCGACTTTGCATCACTAACACCTGTGTTGTCTTCATAATCGAAAATTATACTGCCTAAAGGACGAACTTCAATAGATAAATCTGCAACATTTTCTGTTCTTCTAAGTCGTACTTCGCCTTGTCCTTGAAGCGTTCCTGAAGTAGTTATAAGACGTTGTGCGTTTGCCGTCTCAATAGTTAAAGAAGTAGCAGCAAGTGTATTATTTATAGCATCTACCATTACAGTAGAATTATCTGCAAAAACACTTCCAACTACATCACCAGTTACGTTACCAGTTAAGTCGCCAGTAACATTACCAGTAACATTACCAGTAACATTACCTGTTAAAGTACCTGTAATAGCACCAGTTCCAGCATTTACAATTACTTGACTGTCATCGCCAATTAAATCTGCTTGTATGCTGTCTGCAGTCATATGTCCTGTAACAGTTAATTCATTAAAGAAACCACCAGCATAACGTACTGAACTTGAGCCTATAGTGTAAGCATCTGGTGCATCAGCTATTATGTTACCTGATAATACACCTCCAATAGAAAGTACATCGCCACCAGCACCGTCGCCTAAATTGATATTCCCTGTAGCTGTAATTGTACCAGTAATGTTTATGTTACCTGTACCTGTTATATTATTGCCGTTTAGATCTAAATCACCTCCTAATTGTGGTGATACATCATCTACAATATCGTTTTGTCCGGTAACAATACTACCACCTGCAGTAGTTCCATCACCGACGTATACCTTTTTGGTATCGGTTGTGTATATTAGTTCACCTGCTTCTGGTGTAATCGCAGTTCTTTCTGCGTTTGTACCTCTTCTTAGTCTTAGGGCCATATTTAACTCCTGGAATATCTATATGTATTTATACAAATACTCAAACAAATTACTTTCTCTTTTTCATAAAACTTCTTGTTCGGCCTTGAATATCAGACTTAACCCTTGCTGTATCAAGCCTAAAATCCACATTATCTATACTGTCCTGATAATTATTGAATAATTCTTCTAAGGATGCTTCTATATCTTTAGCATCTTTTTTCTGTCTAGTTTTAGCAACGTCTATGTCCCAAACCTTACCGTCTGTAAAAAATACACGGACACTGTGCAGATATTTTACAGGTACAACTTTAATATCTACATCTTTAAATACTTCAGGCCAATGATCTACAACATCCTGAGGAAGTTTTTTGTTCTTTGCCTTAGGCACTTTCCGCAACAGACTTTTTCTTCTTAGTCGGAACAAGTGCTTCAGCTTGCTCGCGTAGTCTCTTTGCTTCCTTAAACATTGTATCTGCTTGTGATCTATACTGTGCTGCTAAGGCCGCATCATCCAATACAGCGTCTTCTGTGCTTGGCTTTGTATCTTCTAATACAGGCATATCATTTACAGTTGCCATTTGTGAAACTTCTGTTTGGTTACCTGCATCAATAGTTGCTAAATCTTCAACTGCTACACCTTTTTGTTCGGCAATCATTTTGTTTAGATCTGTAAGGCCAATTACAGTTGATCTATCTGGTGTCATTTCTACTAGGTCAGTAGCAACTTTTTGCATTTTTCCTGTGACATGAAAGCCAGCTAACATAATTCTACCATCAGGCAATCTTGTCCTTGCCATAGCATTAGCAAAAACATCTTCGTTTTGTCCAGCATCACTTTCTATTAACTTCATAAGAGCGTCATGCTCTTCAGCCATTAGATTTTCTGTAGTTACTACAATACAATTTTCTGGTTCGCCGGGAACGGTTCTATATGCTACAACAACTTTACGTTGATTGGTCTTAATACGACCTACATGTTTATACATTATTTTTCTCCTTCAGTAGCGTTTTGTGTTGTCTGTTGTTGTGCTACTGCTGCTAAAAATGTTTCTAGCTTTGTGTAAGTTGTACCAACAGTAGTCATTTCATTAGGTTTAAATGCACCTCGCTGACTTGCTACGTCGATAATCTGTTTGATATTGCCCAAGTCTTGAACTGTAAGTTCGACTGGATTTTCGTTAGCTGGAGCAGGTTGCGCGGTAGCTTCAGCTGGTTTAGTTTCTTCTGTCATAGTTAGTTAACTCCTTATACTATTAATTATTCAAAATTATTTACTTATATTTTAAAAGTGGACAAGCCAAAGTGAAATAAGACAGTTCTTTTGGTTCTTCAAAACCTACTTTAAGGACGGTTCCAAACGATTTAGTGCCTTGTTTATCTATACCTAAAGATTTTCCGACATAAAATCTTCCTTTAAGATTTTCTGTAATCCATTTAGAAATACTATCTTGAAGATTGTAAGTTAAAGGAATTTTTATGTACTCGAAATGGATTGGTGGCACAGAAGTTTCTCTGCACTTAAATACTTCTAGCCTATTGGGTTTTTTGGTTTTAAGCAGCGTTTTTGTCATAGTGTACAGTTGTGCCAAAGGGCGCCTGCAAGTCCTTATTTTGGTTAGAATGGATTACAAATACAGTATCGCAGTAGTCTTCGTCTCCCCAACTACCCCAAGGATAGCCATCAGTAAACATAATAAATTTTTTAGGAACAAAATCTGTATCTTTCATGTGATTCCAATTACAATCAAATTCTGTACCTCCACCTCCAAAGATTTCGTAATCAGTAAGGTCTTCACCGTTTTCGGCACTAAAGTCTTGTTCGTTATATACTTTAGTATCAAAGCACCATAACTTGATGTTATAGTCTTTATATTCTTCCATAATACCTTTGACCTCACTTAAGAAGTCTTTTGCCTGATCATTACCAATAGATCCGCTCATATCGATTGCAACAGCAACATCAATTGTAGTATCAAAATTCATTCCTGGTAACACTGCACCAGTGTGCCAGCCTTTACGTGAAGGACGGCTAAATGTATAATCGTTCCTAATTGTTGATTGTATCTGCTGACGTAAAATTTCACGCCAATTCATTTTAGGTTCAGTAAGATCTTTAATCATACGTGCAATCTCACCCGGTATATTTCCTGCACCAGATGCTTGTGCAGCAGACATCATACTTTCTTTAATTTCTTCTTTAATCTTACGCATTTCTTCTTTAGAATATTTAGGAGGGCCTTTTTTGCCCTTGCCAGGTTTGTTAGCCGGACTGCCTTCACCTTCCCAATCAACATGTTCATCAAGCATTTCGCCTAGTTGTTTTACAAATTCTTCGCCGTTCTTTTCTGCTTCTTTGAATAGTTCGTCGTATACTTCTTCTGAAGACCAACCATCATATTTAAAATCTTGATAGCATTGTACAAGTTTGGGTTTGTCGCCAATACGGTCACGTACTAGCAAATTATTTACAATATAATCTGCAGCAATGTTATATAATACCGGATTGCGATCTCCTCTACGTGTTAGATGATCAAATACACAATGTAAAATTTCGTGTGCAATAACAAATTCAATTTCTTTGTTAGTCATTGCATTAAAAAATTGTGTGTTAAAATACAAATGACGTCCGTCTGTCGCGGCCGTCGGGCACCAGTCGTCACATGCCTCTATCTTAAGACGTGTCGCCATATTGCCGAAAAACGGATGTCTAAGGAGCAGACCTACTCTAGCAACAATAACATTGTCTAACACCTTTTTACGCATTTCTGTTAGTTCTGCAGGTGTAATATCTGGATTGGGTACAAAACCTTTAGTATCAATTGTCATGCCATTGCTCCTTAATTTTACTTATTATAGCGTAAATACTATAGAAAGTCAAGATAAATTGGACGGTTTTTTAGGAGACCGTCCAAACTCCTTGTATTATGCCTCTTGTGCTTTGGTAATATACTTACCAAAACGTTCATGAAACTCATCAAAGCATTCAACTTCATCTGGATCAATTGGTAGAGCATACTGAGTGAGGGCTAACTTGATACCCATTACAACCAATTCAGTTTCGAAATTGTCCATCATAAAACGTAAGAAACTGTTAACTTTAGAGTCAAATTTCTTATCGCCTTTATCAGACGCTTCTTTTAGTTCATAACAGAGCGAGACCGTCAAGGAATACATGGCACTGATTTCTTTGGTCTTGAGCTCTTTAACCTTTCCTGACAAAATATCAGTTGGGTTAGGCATTGAAGCTGCAACCTTTCGGTGTGCAACAAACTTGATACCTAGGCCTTCGCCTACTGCACCTGATACAAGATCAGTTGTAGTTTCTTCATCAAGTTCATCTTCTAACAATTCACTTACAAAAGACCAACTACGTGGTGTTGCAAATGAACGGCTTGGAGATTTAGGATCAAAATCGTAAAGGTCTTTTTTGCTAAAAGTCAAATAACCTACAACATCATTGTGTACATTATTATTTACTGCCCAAGTAAACCAATCGTCGAAGTCGACAGCAAGTTCAATATGAACAAATCTATTAGCAAGCGGAGCAGGCATTCTATATGTAACACCTTTGTCTGCTTCACGGTTACCAGCAGCAACAATAAGAACATTGTCTGGTAACTCGTATTGTCCAACCTTACGATTAAGAATAAGTTGGTAAGCGGCCGCTTGTACAGCAGGTGCCGCTGAATTCATTTCATCTAAGAAAAGTACAATCCATTTATACTTCTTAGCCATCTCTTTTGTTGGTAATTCTTGTGGTGGTGCCCAAGCCATTACATTATCGTTTGCAGCATAATACGGAATGCCTTTGATATCTGTTGGCTCCCAAAGTGAAAGTCTAATATCAATAAGTTTAGAATTTTCTAGTTCATTAGTAACCTGTCCAACAATGTCTGACTTACCAATGCCCGGAGGTCCCCACATAAAAATAGGACGTTGTTTCTTAAAAGCATGCCTAATACTCTTTTTTGCTCTGTTAGGGCTTACGGTGCGTACTGCTACGTTTTCCATTTTGTATTCCTCTTCTTGTGTTATCAGTGCCATATCTAATTTCTTAGTATGTATATATAATAGCACCAAAGAGTCTAACAGTCAACCTGTTTTTTGCCAAAATCTAATCTTTTTGTCTTTTCATTGCTTTTGTTAGGCCGTATTTCCTTACATCGCCACTAAAAAGATGTAGTTCCATAGCCTTCTTTTCATTAGTAACAACTATTCCCTGCCTATCAAAATAATAAGGACAGTCAATGAACTGATCCATCCATATTATTACGTTAGTTGTAAATTCAAAATCTTTCGGATAAGGTACTTTGTATGTCTGTAAATCTAATTCTTCAGTTACAAATTTATATCCGGCTTCTGTTAGGCGTAGACCGCCTGTGTCTTTTGATCTTGTATTTTGCCACCATAAAGGCATTGCCTGGGCAATACTTGCTTCATGTACAGCCTTACCCGAATTTTTCAAAAAAATCTTAGTATATGTTTCTTTCCAGTTCATTAGTCTATCAATTGAACTGTTTCACCTGCAGACAACTTTACAACTGTAAATTCATTGCAGTTAAATAGTTCATTCAGTTTTTTTGCTAAATTAATTGCATGTCCTGGATTGCTAAAAGAGACTTTTTTGTATTTAGGACCAGGATAGTTGGTTAAACTATGCGAAGATTTTAGATTGAATGGTTTATTGTTATAAAATACAGCCCATATAGCTTCAGCGTCTAATATCTGTTCGCTTTTATATGTTTTCTTATCTATAAACTCTAACAAAACCGTTGGTTTAGGTCTACTCATATACGTTGTCCTTTAATTAACTACGTATATATTTATCTAATTTTACCAACTATTTCCGCCGTCAAGCCTCACTTCAATTGTTTCTTCTTCAGTATTGTTTTTCTTAATAAGCAATGCCTCTAAATCACCGTTCATTCTAGTCATTACCTCACCTAAAGTGAACGCCAGTCTTTTTGCTTGTTGTATGTCAAGGGTGACATCTTTAGATCTACTGGCGTCTGCACTTTTAACTTGACTTATAAACTGTTGTATTGCAATAGTATTAAGCGGTTCACTTGGCATTTGCTTTACTCAATTCTGTCCTCATTTCTAAACGGGTTTTAAATGGACCTTTGTAAGGATAACGTTCAATTGTAATAGCTTTAGGACAAAAACTTTTAACCCAGCCCTTATCAAATTTAATTATATAAAAGCCTGCACAGTATAAACTTTTAGACTTTGAGCTCTTAGTAAACAACGGAAGTTTTTGTTTTACATCATACAAAGGGTTATGCGGAGTACAACTTGTAGGAAAGCCGTGTACTTCTGCAAGTGTTACTTCAGTAATGTCCAAAGTGCTCCAGCTTAGTTTGCCTAAATCTTTTTCAAGTTCTATCTTACTGTCTACAAATCTCGATCCTTTTGCATCGGTAACCATATATCTTTCATCAGAATAAGCTAGAGTAGCAACTTTATTACCTTGATTTTCTATAATCCAAAATTTTCCATCAATTATTTCTTTTGCATTTATTGTCATATTATATACCTCGCTTGTAATGGCTCAGCATAACTCTGAGCTTGTTCACTTACACGTTGAAGATCCCATAAGGCACAGAACTTCATTAATCGTAAGCCAACTTGTGTTATTTGTTTCGGTTTCTCAACTGCTTCTTCGATAACATCATTTATAATACTTCTAATATTTCCAGGTTGTGCAGTTAAATCACATAGTATTACATTACGATTGTAGTCATCAAGTACACGGTGTTCTACACCTTCATGATCTACCCATCGTTGAAGCATCATATTATTCCAGTTGAATCCTTTGTTGTCTTTATCAGCAAATGCTTCAATGAGACCAATTTTGTTTTTTGTGCCTTTAACTCGTACACCTGGATATGCACTAAACACATTGTCACTTTTGTCACCACGCATACACTTTTCAAACAACATAAACGCAGGATCAGGTGCATCTTTAGCTAAGCCTGTCTTTTTGTTTATTACAGGATTACCTTTCTTATCAAAGTAACCTTCATGTGTAATAGTAGTTTCTGTAATACCATTATACTGTCTTACGTTAGGCGAAATAAGTTGTGCAAAGTCTCCGTCAGTACTAATAATAACATGATTGTCATTAGGATGTGCTTGTATCCAACCTGCAATTAGGTCATCAGCTTCTAATTGTTGATGTTGTAGCACTGTGCAGTTTGTCTTAGTACCCACAAAGTCTTTAAATGTATCAAATGCTTCCCAAAACAACTTATCTTCTTGTTCTTCTTTTTCTGTAAGAGCTGCACGGGCATCGCTTCTATTTCGTTTGTACGGCTCATAGAAGTCTTTACGCCAACTGCGTCCTTCTAAGCAGAACACAACATGATCTGCATCAAAGTCTTGCCAAGCCTTTCTAACACCTGCTAGGGTAATATGAAACGCCATGCCAACTTTTGTGTCTAAGTCGCCTCTAATAACGTGTCTTGCACGAAAAAATGTATTTGCTGTGTCTACTAGTACGTAAGTTGCCATTAGTTTGCCTTTGTGTAAAATATAATACTATTATAACACCAGATCTGGCTTGTGTCAACCATTAAGATACTTCACTTTTATCACCACTCAATGGTTTAACATTAATGTATCCTGCACCTCGATCAGTATCCATGCCTTCTTCCGACAACATGTTATACACAATATCTTTAAACCAACGGTCTACAATTTCTTCTTCAGGATCTTGTTCGGTTCCATATCCGTTTTGAATCAATTCCTGTATGAAATACTTATTCCAATCAAGTTCAAAGAACCCGTTTCGAATATTATCTTCGTTAACTTTCATATCAAGCACATTTACCCAAGACTGTTTTTTGCGTGTATGGTATTCTTTAGGATTCTTTCTTCTTAACAGTTCAAGTTTTTCTTCTTCAACTTTTGCTTTTTCAGTTTCTACTTTATCCATGCCAGTTAGCTTTTTAATAAAGTTTTTCATATAAGTCCTTTCTTACGTAAGTTATCTGTTGGATCCTCTTTAACAATAGGAGCCTTCATTGCACGTTCCAGTTGTTCATTTTTGTATTTTTTAAGTTCCCCAGGCATTTCCGAATAAGCTGATGTGGAGCCTTGGTGTGAAGCGCCAACCTCGCTCCATACATGCTTCGGCGACTTCTTTAACATTGAGATTGTATTCTTCAGAACGTCCTCCAAGCGGCATAAGATATACCGGACACTCGACCCCGGCGCTCCTATACTCTTCAACAGCCCTAGTAACTTCTTCAAAGTCGTCATTAGTAGCGACAACAAACTTAAGATAAATGTCACTACCGTCAACACAAGTATACTCACGAGCCACATCAGGCTTAATAGCAGTATCCCAAGGTTCTCCAGAAACTGAAAGTTTCGGGGAACAAGACCAAGTGACTTGGATTCTGTCACTATTGTTGAGATAATCGAACAGATCGTCGTGTAAATATTGTGTAGTATTTGTTTCAAATGTAACATTTTTTAAGTCCTTCATACGTGGATGTTCGAACAGTTCTACGTAAAGTCGTTGCCACGCTAACAACGGTTCGCCGCCTGTCATAATAAGATGAATATCTTGCCCGTTATTCATAGTCCACTTACCTTCTGGAGTAAGCGACAGCAAATGTTCAACTACTTCATCTACAGTTGCTTGTTTATTAAACTTTTTAAACTCAGGATAGATACTAGCATATGTATCACAGCCTGTGTGTATAATAGGCAAGTCATTAAATTCTTTTGTAGTTTCATGTACACCTGCGTCAAGTAGTGCCTGTACTTCAGCATTATGAATAATACCTTGCTTTTGCTTTTCGTCACGCATAGGTTCATTTGTTAAGCCAAAGTTCATACAACGAAAGTTGCAACCGAATGTACGTAAGAACACACTAGGTACTCCTACAAATTTGCCTTCGCCTTGCACACTATAAAATGCTTCTGAATATCTTAGTTTCATTGCTGGCTTTCTGTTAACTGCTTCATAGTCTGGATAACCTTTTTCAAATACTGGAGATTCTATCATATTAGGCTCCACATGCAAACTGTTGTTGCAATTTAATATTGTCCATAAACTCTTTCTTAGTACCTGGGTCTTCATTAAATGCACCACGTAGCACAGTTGTCTGTGTTAAACTACTATGTGCTTTAATACCTCTATTCTCACAACAACCATGTGTTGCTTGAATGTAAACACCAACATTTTTAGTACCTGTTGCTTTTTGAATCTCGTCAGCAATAACATTATTAAGTTCTTCTTGTAGTGTACCTCGTCTAGCACACCATTGTGCAATACGTGTATACTTGCTAAGACCAATAAGTTTATCTGCGGCAATAATCCCAATGTATGCTACACCAACAACTGGTTGATGATGATGTGAACAAACACTTCTTAGTTCGCTTCTAACAACCAACATACCTTCATAACCATTTTCAATATGATTAGGAAATGCTGTTGCGTTAGGCATAGGATCATAACGTCCTTGCATTAATTCATTAATATACATTTTAGCAAGACGTCTACCAGTGTCCATACTGTTAGGATCATTTGCTCTGTCAATAATTAAACTGTCTAGTACTGATTCGAACTTAGGTGTAAGCTCGTCAATCAATTCTTGCTTGTCGCCTTCTTGTAACACATGACTAATATTGTCACCTGCCCAATATCTAATGCCTTCGTCTTCTAAACGGGCTTTTATCTGTTCACTTTTACTCATTTGTTTCTCCGATGTTTAGGCAGTGGATTGCCAATATTAGTTATATTATATACTTTATTTAGGTTTTTGTCAACCTGTTTCGCAAATTCTTTCTTCCTTTTACGTATTTTTTATACCTATAAGGATGATAGTCTTTGTAATATTCTTTCTTTTGAAAGATATCACTAGCATCATCTAGTGCTGTGATTTTCTGTAACAACATAATAGTCCAATAATCATCAAAAGCATCCAAGAACCATAAGTCCTTGTTTTTGTAATTATATAAACCATTCAAACTATCAGTTGCTCCTATCATTTGATCTATTGTGATTATGTCTTTATTGGTAGGCATAGCTACCATAACAACTTCAACAGTACCGTCAAATAGTTCTGCTTGTTCAGCTACAGCCCTCCAGAATTCATATACATCTTCTGGGGGCTCTAACTTAATTACTTTTAATTTGTTTGTATCGTAT